TTTGGCTCGTTGTTCCATAGCAATAGCAGCTTGTGTCTTGTGAGCATGTGACCGTCCAGATGCTTTTATCTTACGCACAGATGCTTCTGCATCTTTGACTGTGGCAAACTTCAGACCCTTAATAGTACCCTTGGGGTTCTCATCTGTATACAGGTCACTATGTTTCTTTGACCCAGCAGGTTGCCCTTTCTTTCGTGGTACTCTAGGAGCCATTAGCTTTTAGGGTTAAAACCCATATTCATCTGCACGGAGTCAGGTAAATTTCTTAAACCTTTACCCTTTGAACCTGTGGGCATTGGCTTTAACTTATCTGTAACACTTCCACCTGCTACATACATATGCTCTTTCTTATTTGCCATACCCCCACGCATCATCTTGGCTTTGCCTTTTTTCATTTCAGCCATGCCTACGCCAATAGAAATAACGGGTACTTTCTTTGTGGCCTTGCCACCCTTATTAAAGTCATCAGGCAAGGAATCTATTTTTAAAGCAGGTGGAGCAAGTTTCTTTTTCTTTGCTGCACTTTCTGGTGCTGCTTTAGACTGTCTTGCTGAACGCTGTACATTTTCAACATCCTCTGCTTTTGCTATTTCACGCAATCTTTGACGTGCTTTCTTCTTCTCTGCAGCAGTAGCCTCGCTACCCTCTTGCAAAATTCTCTCAAGTCCTGCTTTAGTCTCTGCAAGAGATTTAGATTTGCCTGTTCTCGCTAAAGGGTTCACAGTTAAGAAAGCCCTTAAAAATTTTGATAATGCCATAATTAAATCTCCTCTAGCATTTCCAACGTCTACGTGCTTGCCGTAAACGGCTGTTCGGGTCTTTCGCAGCTTTTGGAAACTTCTTCATCTGACCTGCAGACCTAGCACAAAATGATTTACGCCTCTTGGCATCTTTGCTACCCTTCTTAACTTTCCCGGTAACGGCAGTCTTTAGTTTACTACCGGGGTTTGCTTTTCTATATGCAGCTACACCCGCAGCAGTCATACCTGCTCCCGACTTTGTAGGTCGAAAGTTTTTCTTATTACGTGGTGGCATTTTGCTAGGCTTACGGGGTGAAGGCATTATGTTCCTATCTTCTCTGCTGTTGGTACATCTAGTAAAAGAGTAACGGGCTTACATACTGCACCCCAGTCTACTATTTCACCTTTATTTAATTTAGGCACGTGCATCTGCTTGACTATCTCTTCAGAGGGACACTCAGTCACGTGCTGACTTAATGTCTTAACTTCTCCTGTCGGTAGAACGATTGCGGAGAAGAAGACAAAAAAGATATAAGGTTCCATCACTCATCTCGTTCTTTCCATCCCTCAAGTCTCATATAGTCTTCGGTTTCTTTTAATGTAAAAGTTCGTGGGGCGAACTTAGTCTCCAACGCATTACGCACATAGAACACATCGCTGTGAGGTATGTGCAAACGGTCTAGTGTATTGGTACGGATAGCATCATAGAATGCATCAAGTACATTATCTGTGTATAGTTTTACAGATTTCTTCGCCATTGTCAAGCACTTTCTTATATAGCACGTATATTTATTTATAGGGGTATAGTTAAGTGTACAGTTAAAGTGAGTTAGCAAAGAAAATTTAGTACCATCTAACTCTGTACAGTTAAACTGTACAGTCTAGTGATTTATATATCTTAACTATAAAGTCAGTTAAGTGTACAGTTTAACTGTGGGGTGTGTTAGTTATATAATTATACCAGATTTTGTCAAGTATGTCAATACCCCCTATGCAAAATAATTACATATGCCTAATATTTAGGCAATTGCACAATGCTTGTGCATAAGGTATTTGTCAGTTGCTTCTGTGGTTAACAGTTGATTTACCTAATCTGTGTATTTATGTGTATACATATACGCACACCCACCCGGTGGCCCCGGCCTACCCGCCTTACTGCGCCTGTGTGTGCCGCATTATGCCAGCGCATAGCGTATGGTAAGAGCCATTCATAGTCCGACAGCGGACTTAGAACATTGAAAATGTTATATCTTTTCCCAAACAGCCAGTTGTAAACAACTGTTGTGGTAACAGTTGCCATGCTTTAGCATGATGTTGAGGCCAGCCATACAGATTTTGCAACAAGTTGCAATGCTGATGCATCAATTTTGTATAGCCATAGCTATACAGTTTTTCTGCTACACTATACCCCTCTCAGCCAAGGGTCAGCCTCGCAGCCGCACAAGTTTCACGCACCAGTTTCGGAAACAAAGTTTCCTGCAACCACACGGGAAACGGCAGGGGCAGACGATCAGGCAATGCGTCACACGAAAACCTCTCTAAGTTGTTACGGTTTTAACAGATATATTAATCACCCGTTAGGGTGAGTAATTAATATATCTTTATAAAACCTTCAACTTAGGAGAAGTTCAAATGGCAAACTCAACCAAAAAATCTTTCGCTGTTCAATTAGCTGAAGCTAATAACACTGTTCAAGCCAAAGGCTTAGTATTATCCCAATGGGATAAGTCAATCACCAGAGGTGATGTCAACCGCTTCAAAGCACTTTGTGCTAAGGATGGCTTCTGGTTTTCCCTTGGGGAAATCTGTCTTGAACTGCTAAAGCAGTCTGGCGGCAAGAAGACTGATTCAGCTTTGCTGAAAGATGCCAACCTTCACACTGTTGCAAAGCAACGAAGAAGTGAAGCTATGAAGTTCTTTGAGAACTTCCATGTAATCGTTGAAAACGATTTGCTTGGCAAGAAATCTACGATTTGCCACATGAAAGACCTCTTGAAAGAGGTAGACAAAATTGTCAACCCAAAGGTTGAGAAAGAACCAAAGGTTCCTGTTGAGCCAAAGGCTCCTGTCTTGGCTGTTGAGGACAAGTCCTCTGTTGAGCCAAAGGCTCCCTTGTCAGCTTCTGACATTGCTTTGGAAGCGTTAGTTCAGTGTGAACTGAATGGTGTATCCAAAGCCAAGTTTCTAGCTGCTCTTAAAGAGCAGTTGGAAATGTTAGACGACTCTACTGACAAGTCAGTAATCAAGGCTGCAGCGTAAGCTGCAGTCTACCCTTTCATAGTCCGATAGCGGACTTAACAATACGGAGTATTGAAAATGATTAGAGAATATTTCCATAGCATTTGCTGCCTGTTCTGGTGGTGTGTAGCGTTCATGGCCTTTGCGTCAGCCCCATTCATACTTGTGATGTATGATGCTATGTCTGCAGGGATAATGCTTTGCATTAGCTTTATGACTTGGGCAATGGGTTTGTGTTTTTATGACAGTGCTTTGCGGATTAGACAATGCCGCATCGAAGATGAAATTATGGCGAGGTATTCAAACAATGGCTAGAAAATTTATCACACCAATGGGTCGTCACAAGCCTTTAGGCTCAAGCTGGCAGTCTATGGATTGCAAAGCCTATAGCCGTAGCTATGAGCCTGAGACACGGCCTGAGTTCCGTGTTTATGTCACAGGCCAAGCTGATGCTTGGGCTGAGAGATACCGCAAAGAGCAAGACAAGGCTGAAGCCTTGGCAATACTTGACAGCTTGCTTTAGTGTGAATAACGTAAATACACTTGAAACATAGTGAAAGTGTATTTACTTATATACACTACTAACCATAGTCCGACAGCGGACTTTACAAACGGAGTTTGAAATGAGTAGAAAATGTGCTTGCTGTGACCAGCAAAATGCTACTGTTTATGTGCCGTATTGCGAAGATTATTACTGCAATATGTGCCATGCTGAACAGTTTTACCATGCTGATTTTGTCGAGGGCTATCAAATGGCTGAAGATGAAATAGCTAATGGTGACATAGATGCGAGAGCCGCTGTGTACTCGTTTGAACAAGACCCGCCCGATTGCGCTAGGCATTGGGGTTTCTTGCAAGCCTGTATTCACGAAGTGGATGCTGAAATTACAAAGCTGTATGGAGAACAGATATGACTTATCAAGTACACTTGACCCCTAAATCCAAGAACGAAAAGACTGGCCCTATCCCTGTGTCTACGACTGAGGCACAGACTTGCCCTGATGCTTGCCCGTTCAATAATGCCAATGAGGGCGGTTGCTACGCAGAATCAGGGCCACTCAAGATGCACTGGATGAAGGTATCCGACAAAGCCCGTGGTGACACTTGGTCTGTGTTTACTGGCAAGATTGCCAATCTGAAAGCTGACACTTTGTGGAGGCATAATCAGGCTGGTGATTTGCCGGGTCGCAATGACCAGCTTGATGCTACAGCTTGCATGGAATTGACACAAGCCAATGAGGGCAAGCGTGGCTTCACATACACTCACTATCCTGTGATTGAGAGTGAGCGTAACCGCATGATTGTGACGCATATGAATCGTTCTGGTTTCACTGTCAATCTATCTGCCAATAACATGACCCATGCTGACCAGCTTGCTGACTTGGATGCTGGCCCTGTGGCTACAGTATTGCCTATTGACCAGACTACAAACACTACCACGCCACAAGGTCGCAAGGTAGTTGTGTGTCCTGCAGCAATACGTGATGATGTATCCTGTGCCACTTGCCAGCTTTGCCAGAGGCAGCGTGACTTCATCATTGGCTTCCCTGCTCACGGCACTAGCAAGAAGAAAGCTGATGCCGTGGCAAATGGCTAAACCTCTTACGTATACCTTACGTGTAATAACACTTGAACTTTAGTGAAAGTGTATTACACTTAGGTATACTAGATAAGTCCGACAGCGGACTATGGAGATTACAATGCGAATTAGAAATACTATTAACCCTGTAGCAAAGGCACTCCTACAGACTAATCGTAAGCGTACACAAGTAGTGCCTGACAAAAAGAAGTACAATCGCAAAAAGGAGAATGATCGTGCGAACAAAACACACAATGATAAATCCTGAGTTTGACCATGACTGGAATGACGTTAGCGTATTTGAGAAGTTGCCAGTGCGTAAGACTGCCAACCCAAAGCGTGACGATTGGAAGCGTGACCGCAAAGCGGCACGTAATGCAAAGCGTAAGATACAGGAGCAAAGCTATGGGTGATTTAACTTGGGATGACGTTGCTCAAACCGAAACGGAAAAGCGTTTTATGACAATGTATGGATGCACACAAGACGATATGCTGTGCATGATGAATGACCCGATGAATTTCATTGGTGGACATTATATGCTTGCAATGTCCATCTTATCTGATGCACAAGAGTGCATTGCTCGTGGTATGGATGAGACTGCTCGTCAGTATATAAATCGTGCCAAGTATGTTCTGCGTGAGTGGAGCAAAGACTAACCCTAAGTCCGATGTCGGACTAACAAACTAACCAACCGAAAAGGAGATTTTATTATGACAATCAAAACTGTAACATATCACCAGCGTTCAACAGGCAAGACAGGACAAGTGCTTGCATCACCTGAGATCGAAGCAAAGCTGTCCAAAGTAGAAGCCTTGTATGCACAATATCATGGCGTGAAGCTAGGACGTTACAAGTTTTACAATCTTGCACTTGATGCCGCAAGAGATGCCAAGCGTGACTGTGGTGGCTACCTGCAATACACTACCGAAGCGGTAGCAGGTATCATACTTGACCACATGCACAAGCAACTTGGTCAGGCTATCAGGCGTAAGAGCCGTGAAGATATTATCTTTGTTGAGATAGGTAGCTTCCGTGTCGATAATATCCGTGACCTTGCCCGTGGTGGGCGTGGCAAAAAAGCTGTAGCGTAAGGAGTATAACACGATGCAGACAACATATCAGGTAGGACTAACTATAGGTTCAGAACGTGGCATCTACGATGTAGACAGCGTGATGCTAAGAGATCAACACACATGGGAAGATGCTGTGCAGACTGTCTTGGACATGGCACAAGCATTGTACCCCGACAAACAAGTAGAGTTTGATTTTGTCAAAGAGTATGACAGTGCTTAACTGCAACACAATCCTATGTGTACAAAACCAGATGCCTGATGTGGGCATGGATGACCTGTTCATCATTGGGTTTCTGGTTGTCGCTGTTGTAGTCGTAGTGTACTTAATGATTGAAGCATGGAAGGAGAATTAAAGTGACAACCGAAAATCAAGCAGACAACTATTTTAATTGTGTTGACCTAATCAAAACGCTGAGTGCTAACAATGCACTAGGTTTGCAACGTGTTCATGGTGGCACAGAAAACGATAATACTGTATCCGATTTGTTGTATGATATAATATACAACTTATACGCAAGGCGTGGCTTGGATAAGTCGGATTGGGAAGCGTTACGTGAGGACTTGATAAATGCTACTGACACCTAAACCACCAGAGAAAACGTGGGCAGATGCCAAGCTATATCGCTGTGACCTATATGACACACGCTATCCAGTATGCGGCACACGCCTTGTATGGGTAGTGGTAGGCCGTAAATGGGTACGCTTTTGCACACCGATACAACACGACAAGTGGCGTATCAGGCGTGAGGAATGGGACAATATACCACATGAACTATTTGTAAGGGATGAAGATGATGCCTAAATACAAAGTAACTGCCACGATGGATGTGGCATACGAAACTACCATTGAAGCTGCTGATGAAGACACAGCATGGAGCATGGCACAGGAGCATGACACAGAATGGGTGCAAGTTGACGAAGGACACGACTGGACTATAGAAGGTATATGGGAGACAGATGATGAATGATTATAAAAATTATAATGGGGAGTGGTTGTTTGCTGTTGCACGGCTCCTACAAATTAAAGGTGAACCAATCCCCGAAGCACTGCAAAAAAGAGCAGACAAACTAGGTTTAGACATAAGATTGTTTCGCTACGAAAAGGAGATTCAAGATGAATGAGATAGCTGGCGTGGTGTTGGCTTGCATGGGTACGCTGACACCAGTAGAGATTCACCTAGAGATATGGTCTAGCCACAAGTACCTGTCTGGCTGTCATGTAGCAGCGACAGAACGTGGCTTTGATTATCCTAAACAGCAGTGCTTCTGTATTGATGTACGAGATATTGTGAAAGGAGACAAACAATGATTACACTTAACCTACCAAAGAAACAAGTGAACGCCATATTGGTGGCACTTGACACAGAAATAGAGAACCAATTAGGTGGCAGACCTGTTGATTGGGAAGCATTCCCAGAGGTAGCTGCATTGCTGATGGCATACTACACAACACGTTGTAAATTTGACGAGGATGATTGCAGATGATTAAACTATACAAACTAATCATGGACAGTAAACACAACCCACTGTCCAACATACCTGACACTAACACACGTCACCTGATCATGCAGATACTAGCATGGATGTGGTGCATCATCTTCAGTATGTGGATGGGTAGCATTGTTGTGTTCGGTATTAGTGCCATAGCACATGCCTTGCTGATAGCAGGTGTGTTCATCACGGCAGGTGTATTTGAAACAGCCAAGCGTAGGCCACAATATTTTGGTGGGCTAGGCAGAGGCAATGGAGGTGAACATGAATAGATTTATTATTGACAGAGACCCAGAGGCTATTGCCCAACAGCTATGTGACCAGCACATATGCAAGATGGTATTGGAAGAAGCACAGATGTTGAACACTGCTGTGCGCATACACGCACCAGAGTTCGCAGAAGAAGCTGGCCTATACAAGATAGCTTATGAGAATCACCCATGCACTATATGGGCTAGAGAAAGCAGAATGAATTATATGTTTGGTGTTCGCCTTATGAAAGCTATGAATGATGAATATGTGTGGCGTTATCCTAAACGCAAAGAAAATGGTAAGTGGGTTACTAACACAGGCCACAAATCTATGCGGCATTTTGATGCACTCGTTGATGCAGTAGAGTATATGCCTAATGTATCTAACTTTATGACACCACACCCACAATGCTTCAGTGGACACGATGACTGCAAGACAGATGAGGATTGGCCTATCGTTGCATATCGTGCGTTCTATACGCTTGACAAAAGCAGTTTCGCTAGGTATAACAAGGGTAGAGACAAACCATTTTGGATGAACAATCCTTTAGTAATAAATATAGGAGAGTAGATATGGATTTATTATTATGGATTACTTTTTTACCACTGTTAATAATAATCTTAACTTAAAAAGGAGAATAGAGATGGCTAAAAAGCTAGAGAACATGACGCAAGATGAACGCATAGAGTATTGGACAAACGTGCGAGAGAAAGAACGCATCAATCGTAGGAACAGGATAGCCAAGCTGTCTATGGAGCAACGTGCGGCTGTTATATCTGTACATAATTTGCTGGACACTGTGCTTGATACTGCACTGCATCCTGATATGGGTGGTATCAGAGCCGTGACTGCGTTTGACTTACAAGAACTGTCCGATGCAATGCACACATTACAATTTCAATTTAACTTGAAAGGAGAATAGATATGCCATTAGATTATATCCCTGAGAACCTAGACTTTGACGTAACCTTTGAGCCTACTCGTATAGTTGATAAGCAGTACGTCATTAACAATAACACTGGCGAACCTATTGCTATAGTTGGCAAAGACTTTTCTAGAGGAGTTAGGTCACATGGTGACTTTTATCGTGACATCATGGGGAGAGTGACAGACAATCTTTCCTCACATGAGATAGAAGGGGCTAGTATTGTGTGGCGTGACGCTCACAACAATGGTTGGGCTATGATGGACATGACCTTGCCTAACATGAAGCACACTATCGTTACGCCAAAGCATGAGACAGAGATTGCACAACGCATCATTGCATTGCATGGTGTGGATGGCACGTGTTCTAACACAGTGCTGTTTGGTGCTATCGACTTCTTCTGCACCAATGGCATGATACGTGGTGAGCATGACAAGGTGAGGCGTAAGAACACTAGTGGTTTTAACCTTGATAGATTTGGTGAACAAGTACAAAAATCTAATAACGATTTTAAAAATTACCATGCACAAATACAACGGTGGGCTAACAAGTCTCTGTATGTAGGAGATGTCAAAGCCATGCTTGAATCGCTTGACAAAGGCAAGGCTGATGGATTGTTTAAGTTATACAATCAAGAGGCTGCTGTGCGTGGTAACAATGGCTTTGCGTTGTACTCTGCTTTCACAAACTATGCAAGCTATGCTGATGAACGTAATGGTTTTAAGCTGCGTAATACTGGTAAAGACACTGCCGCTAAGAATATGTGGGAGCGTGAAGAAAAGGTAACACGTTGGATTGAAAGCAAGCCATTCAGGGAGTTGATTGCAGCATGAAGTACATACTAGCAATGGACTATGATGACATGGGCTTTGATGCTGACGGTGTAGGTGACTATTGGTACACCGCCACTAACTACAAAGATATGGACAGCGAAGAGGAAGCGTTGTCCTATCTTCAAAAGAACATATGCTACGAAAGTGGCGAACTGGTAGGTAGTAAAACTATCAAAGAATACTGTGATGAGTTTTCTAGCATCAGGTTTTATGAAAGGAAACACTAATGAAGACTGTAAAACATCTTGTGGATAAGTATTATAATTCCAATGATTTCAAGATGTTACGAAGCAGAACTAAGAAAGATTATAGGTACTTTCTTGGTATCATGCTGGATGATTTTGGTTCTGTGAATTTTTGTGAACTCACAAGTAAGCAAGCCAAACATGCATATGAAGCATGGGTTGGGCGGGGCATCAGTCTCGCCAACCATGTATGCACTGTGTCGTCCACGCTGTTTCGTTACGCTATTGAGATGGAGTATGTGCAGGTCAATCCGTTTGCCAATGTCAAGCGCAAAACGTCACCGCAACGTAAGGTTGTGTGGACAGAGGATGATGTGCGTCAATTCCTTGACACTGCTTATGGTGAGTTTCAGTGGCGTAGTATCGGACTGATAGTACACATGGCATATGAGTGGTGTCAACGGCTAGGTGACATGCGACTATTGACGTGGGATAACCTAGACTTGGAAGCTAAGAAGCTATATCTTGAGCAGTCCAAGCGTAGGGCAGAGGTAACTTTGCCCATAGAAGATGACCTGCTTGATATGCTGGTACAACAAGAGCAAGACTTTGGCTTTCAACAGTACGTTGTTCCTCGTACAACGCCCGTACACGGGCAGTACGAACCGTACAGTATGGAGAGACTGTCCAAAGCAGGAAGGGACGTTATGCGTGAAGCTGGGCTGTCTGACGAGTTACGTCTGATGGACTTACGCAGGACAGGTACAACACAAATGGTAGAGGCAGGTGTATCTATGGGACAAATCATGTCGGTTACGGGACACAGTAACCCACAGTCAGTAAAACCATATATGAAAAATACGTTTGCCAGTGCAAATAATGCATTGACAACACGTAAATCTCATGGTAAAAGCACTTAACTGCCGCAGAGGAAAGTGATATATACATGAATAATATAAATAACATTATAAGTGATATAGATATACCCAATGGACATACAAAGCGTATGAATTGTCCTGAGTGTGGGGGTATCAAAACATTCACAGTAACAAATAATATGGGTAGCCTTGTGTGGAATTGTTACAAGGCTTCCTGCAATGTACGTGGCGGCAACCGTGTACACCTAAGTGCAGATGATATACGTGCTGGGTTCACTGGTGCAAAAGAGTTTGCAGAAGATACCTTTGAACTGCCAAGCTATATCATACCGCATCGTAATAGGCGGTCTGTACTGAAGTTCTGTTATGAGTATGGCTTTGAGCCAGACGATGTTGGCGTTAGCTATGACATCAAAGAAGATAGAGTTGTGTTTCCTATATCACACAACGGTAAACTTGTAGATGCTACGGGACGTGCATTGGGCAAGCGATTACCTAAATGGAAAAGATATGGAAAAAGTGGCTTGCCTTTTACCCACGGGTGTGGTAATGTCGCAGTAGTTGTTGAGGACTGTGTGAGTGCAGCCGTTGTTGGTTACGGTTCCTTTGTCGGGGTTGCGCTTCTTGGTACATCTCTACAAGATTCGCATAAAGGGTATCTTGCACAGTTCTCGACAGCGGTAATAGCATTAGACCCCGATGCATTACCAAAGACTTTGCAGATGGCAAAGGAATTGCGTGGTCATGTAAACGATGTTCGTGTACTACGTTTGACTGACGATTTGAAATATCGCAACCCGACAGATATGGAGAAGCTGAATGGAATTATCAATAATTAGAAGCCTTATGGACAAGTCCTTCTATGACGATCACCGTGGTTCCAAGTGTCCACCACGATTGTTTAGTAAGGATGCCCGTAAGATTAAAGAAGCTATAGACACAGCTATGGATAGGTATGAACGCACTGTCACACCTGATGAGGTAGAGGCACTGTTCATGTCTAATAATCCAACGCTGACTACAGCACAGAAGCAAGCCTATACATCCATGTTTGCTTCTATTAAACGAGAGCAGCCTATGGGCAGTGACGTATCACAAGAGGTATTGTCCAAGCTGTTTCAGCAGGTAGTAGGAGAGGATGTAGCCAACATAGGGTTCGACATGGTGAATGGAGACCCAGCTACGTTGGAGAGACTACGTAACCTGCTTGAGCAATATGGAGATGACTTCATCCCTAACCTCAACATTGAGTGGGATGACATCACGATTGAGACATTGATGGCAAAGGCTGAACTAGAAGCACGATGGACATTTAATATACCGTCCGTCACGCTGAAGGTAGAGGGTGTGTCTGGTGGACAGCTTATTGAGGTAGGGGCTAGACCCAACACTGGTAAGACTTCCTTTCATGCCAGCTTGATTGCTGCACCGGGCGGCTTTGCACATCAGGGTGCTAGGTGTATTGTCTTATGTAATGAAGAGCCTACTCACAGAGTGGGTGCAAGATATCTGACAGCCGCATCTGGTATGTCGGCACGTGAGGTACGAGATAACATGGGCAAGGCACAAGCTATGTACAAACCAGTGTATGACAATATCAAGATTAAAGAAGCAGGGGGACGTGACATGGCATGGGTTGAATCCGTATGCAAATCATATAGCCCTGATATTCTGGTGCTTGATATGGGTGATAAGTTTGGCGTACAAGGCTCCTTTGCTAGACAGGATGAAGCACTCAAGGCTTGTGCTATATACGCAAGGCAGATTGCCAAGACCTATGACTGCGCTGTATTCTATATGTCACAGCTATCAGCAGAGGCAGAGGGTAGGACAACACTGAACCAGTCTATGATGGAAGGTTCACGTACAGGTAAAGCTGCAGAGGCAGACCTGATGTTACTCATTGGTAAAGCTGCCACTGTAGAGGGACAGGATGAAGACAGCCCACTACGCCATGTTAATATTGTTAAGAACAAACTTAACGGGTGGCACGGTATGGTGAACTGTGAACTAGACTATTTGACAGCGAGGTATTCAGGATGAAGCTAACACTTGATGTAGAGAACACTGTCACCAAGCGTGGTGGTAAGATGCACCTTGACCCCTTTGAGCCAGAGAACTCACTGACTATGGTAGGTGTACTGACTGATCAAGGTGTGGAACAGCACTTCCCGTTTGACCATGACGGGCATCTAAGTAAGCGTGATTATAGTGACCGTGTGCAATGGTATCTTGATGAAGCTACTGTGCTTATCTGTCATAATGCAGCGCACGATTTGTTGTGGCTGTGGGAGTCAGGCTTTAAGTATGATGGGCCTGTGTTTGATACCATGCTCGTTGAGTATGTACTACAACGTGGTATTAAAGAACCCCTGTCACTTGAGGCTTGTGCTGAACGATACGAGTTGGATACCAAGAAGCAAGATACTCTGAAGGAATACTTCCAGAAGGGCTACAGTACACGAGACATTCCTCTTGATGAGTTGGCAGAGTATCTGTCTGCTGATCTTCATGCTACACAACAGCTTGCAGATAGGCTGATGTACAGATTAAATACGCCAGAGGATAGCGGTTTAATGGGTACAGTAGACCTGACAAATCAAGTCGCTGTGTGTCTGTCTCGTATATACCAGCGTGGGTTTACTGTTGACTTATCCAAGCTGACAGAGGTACGACAAGAGTTTGAGCAAGAGAAGCTACAGCTACAAGCTGACCTGCAAGCCCACGTACACGATCTGATGGGCGATACGCCTATCAATCTCAACAGTCCAGAGCAGTTGTCTTGGGTTATCTATAGCCGCAAGGTACTGGACAAGCAGTATTGGGGCAATGCTATCAACCCCTACATGGATGCGGATGAGTTCCGTGATCTTATTAATGCAGGTACACAACGTATCTACAAAACAAAAGCACAGCAGTGTAAGACCTGCTATGGCTCTGGTAAAGTAAGAAAGGTAAAGAAAGATGGAACACCTTTTGCTAACACAAATAAATGTACATCATGTGATGGGCTTGGTTATCATTATATATCTAGCAAAGACTTGGCTGGACTAAAGTTTAAGCCACCCACACCCAAGTGGGCTAGTGCTAATGGCTTTACCACCAGTAAACAAAACCTAGAGGTGTTAGAGTCTGCCGCTAGGCAACGTGGTATGGATGATGCCGTAGACTTTCTGTCTAAGGTACGTAGGTTGTCTGCCGTGGATACATACCTGTCATCCTTTGTTGACGGTATTGAGACACATACCAAACAGGATGGTAAGCTACATGTGAGGTTGCTACAGCACCGCACAGCTACTGGTCGGTTCTCTGGTGCTGACCCTAACATGCAGAACATGCCACGTGGCGGCACGTTTCCTGTGAAGAAAGTATTTGTGTCACGATTTGATGGCGGCAAGATTATGGAAGCTGACTTTGCACAGCTTGAGTTCCGTACTGCTGCCTACCTATCACAAGATGGAGTTGCTATTGAAGAAGTTTCTACTGGATTTGATGTACACTCATACACCGCTAAAGTTATTAGTGAAGCTGGTCAGCCTACGAATAGACAGGATGCAAAAGCACACACATTTGCGCCCCTTTACGGGGCAACGGGATATGGAAGAAGTAAAGCAGAAGCAGAATACTACACCCACTTCACCGAAAAGTACAAAGGAGTCGCAGCTTGGCACACCAGACTGGCTAAAGAAGCTGTAACTACAAGGAAGATTACCACACCTAGTGGTAGAGAGTTTGCCTTTCCTGACGTGGTACGTAAGGTGACGGGGCGTGTGTCTCACTTTACACAGATAAAGAATTATCCTGTGCAGTCTTTTGCTACAGCAGATATAGTTCCCATTGCATTATTACACATTGATGGGTTGCTAAAAGGTATGCAGTCATGTATAGTAAACACAGTGCATGACAGTATTGTTATTGATGTCCACCCTAATGAAGAAAGGAAAGTATTAGAAGTAATAAACCAAACCAATGAAGACCTACCAAATCTTATCACTACACGATGGGGCTTGGTATTTAATGTGCCGCTACTTTTAGAGGCAAAAATAGGCCCAAATTGGCTTGACACCAAAGATGTTATCTGATATAACTATGCGTCTAACTAGAAAAAAGGAGTTAAATATATGTCCGAATTAACAACGATTGATACGAATAACTATGCAGCTATGGCAAAGGCTATGGGCATAGCAAATGAAGGTGGTAACAAACAAAAGGCAAGTACGCTTGCCCGTTTGCGAATCCAACACTCACCTATCTTGGGTGACGATAAGGTGTTGGTAAAGGCAGGGCAGTATAAGATGGAGATTCCTGACGGAGAAACCTATTATGCTTCCTCTGTAAAGGTACGCCCATACATGCAACGCTTTATGTATAAGCGTTTTGTGAAGGGTTCTGGTAACGTACCTAATCGTTATGTCAAGACTGTCATGGCTGATACGCTTACGATAGACTTGAAAGATAACGATGGTGGGTTTAACTGTGGTAAACCTGCTGGTTACATCCAAGACTTTCAGGGTCTACCTAAGAATACGCAGGAACTAATCAGGCAGATTAAGCGAGTGCGTGTTGTATTAGGAACCGTTGAACTTATCGGTGCTACTGATAGCAACGGTAATGAGGTTAATGTCCCTGAGACAGCGTTCATATGGGAGATTGAAAACCGTGATGCCTTTAAAGAGGTAGGTAATGTATTTGCTAAACTGAATAAGATGAAGCGTCTTCCTGTTCAGCATATCATTACTGCGAATACGGATGAGCGTAAACTTCCTAACGGAAATAGTTTCTTTCTTCCGATGGTATCTCTTGACGTAACGAATACTGTTGAGGTTACACAAGAAGATCAGGATAAGTTCTCTGACTTTATGTCTTGGGTATCTAACTATAACGAGTATATCATTAATGCTTATGCGGAGAAAGCATCCCCTCACGATGATGAGGACGATGCCGCTATCACAGATGGCATGATTGATATAGAACTAGAAGAAGAGGTAGCGTAATGAATCACCCTGCTGAATTGGCGTTGCACCAGTACATGGACAAAGCAACTAAAGGTAATACAACTATGTCGAATGACACAATCAAACGTGTGGCTGATGACATAACCGCAGCTTTGAAACGCCAGTTCGGTGGGGGCAACAAGCGGGATGAGTTTACTCTACGCATGTCTAATGTTGGCAGACCTACTTGCCAGCTATGGTATGAGAAGAATAAACCCGAACTTGCGTTGCCTTTTCCTACCACATTTGTAATGAACATGATGCTAGGTGATATAGTAGAGGCTGTATTCAAGGGTATCTTGAAAGAAGCAGGAGTGCAGTATGAAGATACGGACAAAGTTACTCTTGACCTTGGTGACGATAGCGTTTCTGGCTCTTATGACATTATCATTAATGACGCAGTTGATGATATTAAATCAGCTTCAGACTGGTCATACCGAAATAAATTTGAGTCCTATGACAGTCTTGCCAGCGGTGATGGCTTCGGCTATGTCGCACAGTTAGCTGGTTATGCTAGAGCATCAGGCAAGAAAGCAGGGGGCTGGTGGGTTGTAAACAAATCCAACGGACAGTTTAAGTACGTACCAGCTACAGGCTTGGATGAACAACAAGAGGTAGAAAAGATTGCTACCACAGTACAAACAGTAAAGGAGAATAAATTTGAAAGAGCCTTTCAACCAGTACCAGAAAAGTTTAGAGGACAGGAGACGGGTAATAAAGTTCTTAACGATGGGTGCAAGTTTTGTTCTTATCGTTTTAGCTGTTTCCCTACTCTTGTGGAAAGACCTGCTGTAAAATCACAGGCAAAGAACCCGCCCATTGTGGCATATGTCGAACTGAAAGAGGAGTACATGAATGGATGATGAACGACTGGAACTTGATGCTTTACTGGATGAAATCAAAACTACAGAACAACGTCTTCTGGAACTTCGCAAGGAATACCGTGAGCGTAGGACTGCAGGTTTACGAGATGCTGTTGCAGCACGTAATGAAGCTGACAAAGCTATCCAAGAGGAACTCAAGGCTCTTGGTGGCAGCTATCGTTATCGTATTAGTAGCCCTAGTTTCTTCTAGTGCCTAACGCAAAACAATTTAGGGCAGCACGAAAGTATGGTTATCGTAGCGGTCTTGAACTCAAAGTATCTGAGTACCTTAAAGAACTAAAGATAAAGTTCTTATATGAGGGTGTGAAGATTGAGTGGGAAGACCTAGCATACAGAACATACACACCAGACTTCGTGCTGTCCAATGGCATCATAATCGAAACAAAGGGTATGTTTACTGCAGCAGATAGGCGTAAGCATATCGCTGTAAAGAAACAGCATCCTAAATTAGATATACGTTTTGTGTTTGAGAACAGCAGACGTAAGCTACGTAAGGGTGCTAAGTCTACATACGGTGAATGGTGTATCAAACATGGCTTCAGATATTATGACAGGGTTATCCCTGAAGATTGGTTGAAGGAGAAAGGCAAAAACAAACACCCAAAGTTCATTAAGTTTGGGGGTACGAAAGTGAAAAGGAGATGACTATGAAAATGATAGAGAAACTAATGGCAGAAATAAGTGAAGAAGATTTCCTGATACGAGTAAGACCCTTTGCAGATGACGATGGGTCTTGGTCAGGAGAGGTAGACATATCTATAATGGCTATGCCTGACAACCCAATGTATGATGATGACTATAATAAGGTCATGCACTTTACTAAGATGATGTGCGCTGCTGTCCCTGTGATGGAAGAGGTAACAGATTTACGTGATGTAGTACATGAGTATGTTACGAATGTTATTGACAAAGAGATGGAAATTGATGTAGAACTAGAGGAAGAAGCTGGTGTGGAAAAGACCTACGATGGTAATGTAGTACACCTAAACTTTAACACAAAGACAGGGGGTTCAGCATGAGTAGACATGAACAGTACATGAAGTTGATGGAAGAGCGAGAACAGGCAGGTAAGGAAGCATACAGTGGAAAAGTAGTAGATATGGTGAATAACCCACCTCACTACAACCAGACAGGTATAGAGTGCATACATGCTATCTCTGCTGCAACAGACAAAGGATTTAAATATTACCTACAAGGCAATGTAATGAAGTATCTGTGGCGGTTTGACTATAAGGATAAACCACTAGAAGATTTACAGAAAGCGCAGTGGTATTTAGAAAGATTGATAGAAGAGGTAATGGCAAGTGATGCGAGTTAAGATGTTCATTACAATTGATATTGACGAAGAAGAGTACCCCATACCAGCCGATGGACGTGTTGGTGATGAATTAGAGGACAGCATTCAAGAATACTTCTATGATATAGAGGGTGCTGATATTAAACACATTAAAACGATAACGGAGTAAAGAGATGATAAGCAATCAATTACCTACAGACTACCAAAACTTCATCGCTCTTTCACGGTACGCCCGTTGGAAGGAAGATGAACAAAGAAGGGAGACATGGAGTGAAACTGTCACTAGATATTTTGATTATATGGCTAGGCATTTGTCTGACAACCATGACTATAAGCTATCTGATTCACTGAGAGGTGAGTTAGAGAGTGCCGTACTTAGCCTATCTGTAATGCCTAGCATGAGAGCATTGATGACCAGTGGCCCCGCACTGGATAGATGCCATGTTGGTGGATACAACTGTTCTTACGTACCCGTGGACAGCCCACGTGCGTTTGATGAGACTATGTACATACTTATGTGTGGTACAGGTGTAGGCTTCAGCGTAGAGCGACATAACATTGAGAAGCTACCCATTGTGAATGAGGACTTCCATCGTACAGACACAGTGATAAAGGTAGGTGACAGCAGACCCGGATGGGCAAAGTCACTGAAGGAACTTATTGCTATGCTGTACACTGGACAGATACCAGAGTGGGATGTATCAGAGGTACGTCCTGCAGGTGCTAGGCTCAAGACATTTGGCGGCAGGGCATCAGGCCCACAGCCATTGGTTGAGTTGTTTGAGTTTGTTGTACAGAAGTTCAAAGGTGCAGCAGGTCGTAGGCTATATCCTATTGAGTGTCACGACATCATGTGTAAGATTGGTGAGGTTGTAGTTGTTGGTGGTGTACGTAGGTCAGCACTGATTAGTTTGTCTAACCTAAACGATGACCAGATGGCACATGCTAAGTCAGGTCAATGGTGGGAGCATGAGGGACAACGAGCCTTGGCTAATAACTCTGTGGCATACAAGGTAAAGCCAGAGATGGGTACATTCATGCGTGAGTGGCTTGCTCTGTATGACAGTAAGTCAGGTGAGCGTGGTATCTTCAACCGTCAGTCTGCTATCAAGCAAGCAGAGAAGAACGGTAGACGTGATACAGATCACGACTTCGGTTGCAACCCCTGCAGTGAGATCATCTTACGCCCATACCAGTTCTGTAACTTGTCAGAGGTAGTTGTGCGTGAATCAGATACAGTGGATACACTGAAAGAGAAGGTTCGCCTTGCTACTATACTTGGCACGTTCCAAGCTACGCTGACTAACTTCAAGTATCTTCGCTCTGTCTGGAAGAAGAATACAGAAGAAGAAAGACTGCTTGGTGTATCTCTTACAGGTATCATGGACAATGCCATTACAGCAGAGGCAAGCACAAAGCTAGAGACTGCCCTTACCCTGCTACGTGACGTAGCTGTACAGACTAACGCAGCTATGGCAAAGCAGATAGGCATACCACAGTCAACGGCTGTTACCTGTGTCAAGCCAAGCGGCACTGTCTCGCAGCTTACAGATGCAGCGTCAGGTATTCATGCTAGACACAATGCCCACTACATACGCACTGTGCGTGGTGATAATAAAGACCCACTCACACAGTTCCTTATGTCGCAGGGCATACCTGCAGAGGCAGACGTAATGAAGCCAGACAGTACCACAGTGTTCAGCTTTCCTATGAAGTCACCTACTGGTGCAGTCACACGGACACAGATGAATGCTATTGAGCAGCTTGAGTTGTGGCTTATGTATCAGCGTCATTGGTGCGAACATAAGCCTAGCGTAACAATTTCTGTGAAGGAAAACGAATGGATGCAGGTAGGCTCTTGGGTATATGACCACTTTGATGAGGTATCGGGCATCAGCTTCTTGCCATTCAGTGAACACACATATCAGCAAGCACCTTATCAGGACATAGATGAAAAAGAATACAAAAACTTCTTGACAAAGATGCCAAAGAATGTAGACTGGTCACTGTTGCAAGAGTTTGAAAAAGAGGACACCACTACAGGTGGACGTGAGTTAGCCTGTACTGCAGGTGTCTGTGAGATTGTAGACATAGAGGCGGCATAGAAAGGAGAAGAAATGAGAGACGTGCTAATTAATTCCCTGCGTTCCTATTTTACAGGGAACATTAATAAACACCTAGCAAATGTACAGGTGTACATGAATAGTACGGTAGGCATTGGCGAACATTCAGACATAATTGAGACTATTGAATTAGAACTTGATAAAGCTGCTGCCTATCACGATAAACTAGAAATGCTTACTAAATACTTTATACAACCACAACTCCAACAGGAAGAAAAGGAGATTGAAGATGGCACTACAACCGATTAAAGGAGCAGTGAACCGCAGGTTCAGACCATCATCCTATCGCAGAAATGATGAGGTGGCAAAGGAAACTATCAGCACCTATCTTGAAGCGAATGGACACACGATACTTGATTCAAAAGAAAACTTTTCGTTTGACATCAAGAGTGAGAAGAATGGTAACATCTACTACAGTGAGGTAGAGATGAAGAACCAGTGGGTAGGTGACTGGAATCCGTCATGGAAAGAGATACGTATTCCGTATCGTAAACATAAACTCATTAACAAGTTTGAAGAAGTAAAGAATGACAAGACCTTTCTAAACTTCTACGTTATACGAGGGGATTGTAAAAAGGCATGGCGTATTAAAGATACACTGCTTGAACAATCGGAAGTAAAAGAAGCACAAGGCTTTAGGATTGAGCCGGGTGAACACTTCTTTCACATACCATATCAAGATGCAATTCTAGTGGAGTTAGAGAATGAGGCGTAATGGACTAGGTAAGTATGATGCCCCCCTTCGTATTCAGTACGATTGGGGGTACGATGCTTTCAAAAAGGGTGGCAGGTTTGTGACTGTAAATGGAAAGAAGATGTTTCAAGAAAGCCGCCCTAACCTGCATCCTAATAGTATGCAAGCACGAGAGTGGCAGCGTGGATGGAATGCTGCTTACTATGAGAATTTAGAAAAGGGCAAGTACAATGGGATTAAAGGAAGATGCTAAACTATGGATGGAGAGAAAGAACATGAGTAATATAACAGCCACTGAGTATCAACAAAAAGCAGCAGAGACTGCCATCTTTCCAAAAGAAAAAGCCCTTGAGTATTTAACTCTTGGGCTGACAGGGGAAGCTGGTGAGATTGCTAACAAAGTAAAGAAGCTGATACGTGACGGTGCAGACAGAGAGGGTTATCACGAAAAGCTAAATCAAATAGGTTACGAGTTAGGTGATGTGATGTGGTACTGCGCCATGCTTGCCAAAGAAGTGGACATGAACCTTGGTAGAATTATGGAAGATAATCTTGACAAGCTGGCAGACAGGAAAGCTAGGAATAGATTACAGGGTGATGGTGATAACCGATGATTATACTGCTAGGTATAATAACAATGTTATATATGTATATGCTACACGTGTTAGCAAAGGAGCAGGGGATTTAACCCCCTTGCCTATACCTTCGCTTAATATCTTTTGCGTATTCCATTAGTCTAATTATGTCATAAAGATCACCACCATTTGGTTTTCTATCCTCTAATGACATAAATTCTTTAGCCGCTTCTTTCCTTATGGCAGGTGGTATACGCACAAACTTCATATAGTTATCAATATATGCAGGGGCATCTGCCATAAGTTTAGCGTTATCTTTAAACGTAGCCCTATAATGTTTCATCTGTTCTTGCATATAAGTGCGAACAGATTGCCTAACGTATAATTCCTCACTCATTTCATCTTTTATAACTTTACTTTCTGTCTTATATCTGTCTCTTTGTTCTTCTTCAAATGCTCTAGCGTTACTAACTACAGTAGGAAGTATTAAATCTCTTAGTTGTTTGTTTTGAAAGTTTCTTATGCTAGGCACTCTTGACTGGCTACCCGCTTCAAACTCTGTTATACCAAAAGATTTCATGTACTGACCATCTGCTGGGTCTTTAGTCTTTAAAGATAGTCCTAGACCCACCTTATAAGCTGACCCAACCCTACTAGGATTCTCTTGAAATAAACTTTCTCTAACGGGTAGTTCATCTTCTGATATTACCCCGTCCTTATTTAAGTCTAGGTCTGCATCTATTTCATTTATACTGCCATCTGCATTCTTTCGTACATCTCTCGCCATCAATCCTCTTGCTATAAATGGTCTATCAGCGGCTTGTTTTTTAGCTTCTTCTGGGTCTAGCGTTGGGTCTACACCTGTCTCCTTGTATGTTTCTCCACGTACTCCTATCGCCCTCTGCGCATCTATGATTTGTGCTGCTGGGACAGCCCACGTAGAGAGGTATTCTCCATACAGTCTGCCAAACGCTTTTGCGTTAGCTTCATCTTTTGCAATGTCACCAGACCCATCCCCGGACGCTGCCTGTGCCATATTAAATACCTCTTCTACTATTCCAGAACCAACTCCCGTTCTAATATTAGTCCCTAAAAAAGTTTCTGAAAATTCTTTGTAGTTGTTCTTATTAAAGAAAAAGTCTTTAAATGTACCTTGTCTAAGATGCTTTATAGATTCTCCTATATACATATACTGCCGTAAAGGAAACTGAGGTGTAGTGTCCATTACGGTCCCGTCCCCTACACTTAATAGTTTGTAGTCTGCGTCTGCATCTTCTGTTGTTCTTGCTTGATAAGCAGCTAACGCAGCCGCAATACCAACAAAATTACGTGATATACGCTGTCTATCTTTAGCAGACAGTTTAGTTCCTTTAGGTATCTGTCCCATTATTTTCTTATACAAAGGTATAGATGCGCCACCCGCATAATTACCCATTAGTTCAAGGCTATTAAACATAAATCGTGGAAAAGGAATAGCAACAGTTAAACCATTTCTTGTTATAAAACTGGTTATTTCTCTAAACATTTTTGTTTCAGGTTGTTTAGCATAGGTCACATCTAGTGCTTTAGTTGTGGCATCTGCCGCTAACTCCGTAAAGGAACGAGCATTTTTTGGCTTAATACTAGGTGCATCGTTTAATAAATCTAGTATCTTGCCATCATTCAAAGCATCTATTAAATCTATTTTATATTCACGCTTTACTAATCTTTCTAACTCGCCCAAAAAAGAACCCCGTCTTACAAGATATTCTTGCCAACGGTTTGCACTGTTTAAAACACTAACAGCATCCTCTCCCTCTGATAAAATACCATCAACAACCTTCCCAAATTTTTCACCACCCGTGCCTGATAGTAGTCTACGTGCTTCTGCTTCCGCTTCTTTACGGGCTTGTCTTTCATTAAATTTTGTTTTTGTTCTTTTGGCCTTGTCTCTAGCTTCTTTTAGCAATCTATCAACTTGCTCTCTAGCAGGTCTTCCTCTACCTGTAGTTTTTTGTAGTTCATTAAGTTGATTAAACATTAAATCATACTGCTGCGCTAATTCAGGTCTGTCTAATATAAAGTCAACGTAATCTTTAGCGTCAAACCTACTTTCAGGTCCAAACATGTACCTCATATGACGATAGCTGTCTGCCCAATTTTCTCTTTGAATTAACGATTTTGTAAATGCTTTTGTAGCACCTGCTACCCCCTCTGCTTCACCTGCGTTATACAGAGCAGTGTCCATTACGTTTGCCAGTGTGTCTAAAGGCGCACGTATACCAGCAGAGGTTACGTTACGTGCGGCAGTGGCTAACTGCGACACTAAACCACCACGTCTTATACCCTCAAGACGCATGAATGTTTCTCTAAAAACATTTTGTCTTTGCTGTGTTGCAACTCTTCGCATTTCAGCCATTTCATTTGCAGGTCTCATTCTTTTTATTTGAGACAATTTTTGTAATACTTTACCTGCTTGTGAGCCAGAACCTACCACCGTCAATATATAATCTTCAAATGATACATTATATTTATTTAGTATTCCTACAAGCTCATCTCCTTCTACTAAATCTTTACTAACTGTCATGTCAAATAAATGGTCAATTAGTTGATAGTCTTTACCATTAGAATATTTCTTTGGTTTAAATACATCCAAGTTTTTTTCTTTGGCTATTTGCTTTAGATCGGCAACTGCTGCAACTAAACCATCTAACTTTTCTGGTTTAATAATAGGAGATACCATTTCATCTGCTTGGCCCCTCATTTCAAACAGCAACCTAGACATGTCATCTGCAGCCACATCAACACCACCAGACTCTCCACCAAAATCTGTGCCTGTTTTTGTAAACTGTATCTCTCTTGCTTTTTCTAGCCCTGCCTCTCTTGCCTTTTCACCATCTAAAACTTTCTTATCACCAACCCTAGTGGAAATAATAACATCGTTTTCTTTTTCAAATTCATCTATTAATGTTTGTCGGATGTTATCATTATTATCCGCAACCTCTTTAGCTAAAGTTTCTTTTGCTTGCCTTTGTTCAAGAGTTGCTTCTTTAGCTTTATTTATGTTCATTCTTCTGGCTTTAAAAGCCTCACCTCTTGCTTTTTCTTTAGCTATTTTTTTAGCTTCTTTAAATGTTCTTCTTACAGGAGAAAATAAAGCACCTGCTCCCGGCACGGTAGCTTCTGTCATCTCTAGCAACATACTTAAATCACCCGCAAACTTTTCACCAGCTTTTCGGTCATCGCCAAAACCCATATCAACTCCAACCTTTTCTAGCCCCATAGTTAGTGCGGCTCCAAGATTTACAGCAGTGTCTTCTACACTCTGCACCGCAACAGCTAATGATTCTAAATCTTCGTTGGTAGCTTTTCCAAGAAATCTAACAACTCCTTGTAGTGGTTTTGGAACTGACTTTTCAACGAACTCATCCACACCCAGAATATCTAGGTCAGGGTTGTCATCAAATAGTTTTGCTAACTCTCTAGTTTTGTCATAGTTAAACACAGCCTCAGTTTGCTCTGAGACTGTTGAAGTAGGCGCATCAATACGTTTTAGTTTTGGGAGATAGTCCTCTGGTGCATCGCCAGTAGGTACTTGGGGGACAAGTTGGAACCCTTCTGGAACCTTACCTGTACTTCTTAATATATCTTGTGCATTACTTTCGGACGTTGGTGGTGGTACGTCATCCTCATCGTCCTCAATACCTGTGATGTTTAAACCTCTACCATTAGAAAGTGGTGTAGAATCATCTAGCTGTTCTACACTAATGCTTTCTAACGCATCATCAGTATCGTCTTGTTTATTTGTTTTAACGATTTCATGTCCGTCTTCGTCAAACAAACCTGTAATGTCCAATGCAGACATGGCTTAATCAACCTTCGCATTTGCTCTTATAAATCTAGTGCCTGTCCAGATAAGATATGTCATACTGTCTGGGTCAACAGATAGAACCTGTCCTTCTTTTAATTGAGTTCTGCCATACATTTTAAGTGCTGCTTGGTCGTCTACGGCACTGCCTATAGGTGCGTTTTGTTTTATTTTTTTAACTGCACCCTGAACCTCATTGAACGGAACAAAATTAGCTTGTTCTTTTTTCCGCACGTTTGCTCCTGCAGCATCGTATTGTGATCTACGTCCCAGAGCATATGCTAATGCTCTATCTTGATCGTTTCGTTTTAGTTGTTTAAGGTATCTTTGTGCCTCTTTTGGCATAGTCCCTTCTACAAGCTGCCCATCTTCCATTTTATCATAGGTTCCTAACCTAGCCTCTATTGCCTTGAACCCTCTTTGTCTTCCTGCTAAATATTTAGCTTCATTACCCTGAAAGACCCTTTCAATCCTGCCCTCAATATTTTCTGTAGGAAGGTTCTTTAATTCCTCATCCATAGCACCGTCAACAATAGAGTTAAGACTTGCTGGTGAGAAAGGAGCCTTTTTCTTTCCTGTCTTTCCGGCTTCTTCATTCCATTTTATTTGACCTTCGTTTGCGTCATCTCTTAGCTTTTCTAAGTCTTCTCTTTTATAGCGCAATTCAGACCTTGCTAATTCTGCAGTAGCAAATGCTGCTGCACCTTCGTAGCTAGTAAACTCTGGAAACTCTTTTTGTTTAGCTAGTGCTGCTTCTTTTTCTTCTATGCTTAAATCCGTAAGCATCTGATTTTTTACAAAAGCCTGTGCATCCTGTATTAATCTAGCCTGACTCCTCAATGATTCTGCTTCAGCTAATGCTAATCTTTTTTCTGCCATAGTGTTAGCTTTTTCCGCTAGTTCCATTTGTTGTTCTATTTTGTCTTTATTTAGTTCAGCTAAACCTTTCTCCATATCAAAGGTTTCAACTTTAATATCAAATAGTTTCTTTTCTCTTTCTTTTTTGGTAGCAGCATCAGCAGCCTGTTCTGCTGCCAGTAACCGTGACCTATCTACACGTTCAATGCTTCCCATACCCGTAAGTGGCTCTAGTCTTTCTGGTGCTTGCGCAGCAAATTGTTTAGTTAAAGTGCTTGCCGCTTGCTGTGCCGCTTGTCCCTCACGTCCAAAGTATTTATCTATTCTACTCTCAAACCCTAAATCCCCTTGTTTAACAGGAGCAAAGACAGACGATGGTATTTGATAACGTACACGTTCCATACCCTGATCTCTAGTTAGTGTAGTCTCTCCCGGTTTATAATTAACAAAGTCATCACGTATATTATAAACTTCACCTGCCTGTAACGTGTCACGCTTTGCTTTTACCTTATCTATATAGGCTAAGGCTTCATCTGCACCACCTAACTTTTTCATAACGGCATATGCCATTGTTGCATCGCCTAATTCATCAGCTAAAAATCCATATGCTTTTTCTGCTTTTTCATCATAGGCTTCTTTTTTCTCTTGTTCCCTATCTAACTTTTGCGCACGTCTTTCTCTCCAAAATCTTTTGGCACGACTTAATTCATTTCTATCTTGTTCCATAGCTGATTGTAAGGCTCTGTCAACTGAACCTGCTAATCCTGTAGTAAATCCTGTCCAAAAACTCATTACTTTCTCCGTGCCATAAGTCCAGTTGGTTCTGTATCTTCCGTAACTGCATCTTCTTCTTTATCTTCTTTAAGCATTTCTTCTGTCTCAGCAAGTTTCTTTTCATAATTAACAGTAAATTTTGCAAGCATACTGTCTCTCAGCTTAATTGTATCTTGCATACCAGTCTCATAGTCTACACCAGCACTATCGCCTAGCATCATAATCATTTCCATAAGTAGTGGCATGACAAGCATACCTGTATCTACACTATGTGTACCATCCATTATACCTGCCATTTGAATTGTATTTGCAAGAACGGTTACAGGAACACCCATTTCTAAGACATCGACAAGCTGCAACATAAAATCTTCACTGCTCATCCGTTCCATGTAATGATCGGCAACCTCATCCACAGTTGTAAATCGAGCAGGTGTTTGCCAAGGTCTGTCACCTAACTCATGGGTTAATGACATACCGGGAATGGGAGCATCAAAGGATGGTTCGTTATTATTCAGTTCCATTTATATCTTCTCTGTATTGACGTATACCTTGCATACGTTTTGCTATTCTAACTGCAGGGTTTTTGTAATCCATGTAAGAGTTTTTACTCATGTTAGTTTTAGACAATAAACCTTTACTTTTTTCTGGTTGTTGTTGTCCCTCTAACGTAGCAAACTCATCTAGGTTCATTCTAGCGTAAGCTGCAGCAGCAGGATCATACGATCTGGACATTATGTTTTCTCCGCTTATTATCTATAACCATATCCATAAATTGTTTGGTAGCCCATTTAAGAGGGGGTACTTTAGAAATTATTTTAGCATATGTTTCACCATGCTTCATGTATAGTTTCTTAAACCATTTAGGTGAGTCGTATTGCAACCATGTACGGAATATAAACCACTGTACGTTTTGTTTGCCATACACTTCTCGTGCTACCCAACAAGCACCAAATAAATAAGCACTACCTAATGTTCCAATAAGACTTCCAATAGCATTACCTGCAGCCGTTTTACTTGCGGCAGCAGAAGCAGCGGTCTGTGTTTTTGCGTCTAATTCAGCTATAGCCATAGCACTTAACCTATCCAACTCACCTTCAGCAGATGTCCATGCCCACTCCATTGTGTCTCCATAGTATTGCCATAGATTATTATATGCCTGTTTACTAATATCAAGAATATTATTAGCGTTAATTTCATTAGCACGATTAACTGCAGCCGTATCTGCTGTAGCTATCTGCCTACGCCACTGTGCATTAGCTTGCGCAATCACCATTTGGTTTTGTGCGTTAAACTGGTCACGTTGATTATTTAGTTCCGCATTAAAACGGTTAACTGTATTAGTTTGACCCGCATTATATTGTGCTTGAGCGTTAGCTTGTGTCGCATTAAACTGAGATACTTGTGATCCAAGTTGTTGAAAGAACTGGTCAACCTGATTTTGACTAGATGCATTAAACTGTCGTGCCGCATTTTCTGCAGCTTGATCTGTAAATAAAGATTGTACACGTTGTTGTGCCTTAAATAAATCTGTTTGCTGTTGATTAGAAAGGTTAGCCATATCAGTCTGTAGAAAACTCTGTGCGTTTTGTACAGCAGATTGTTGTCTGTTATTTAGGTTAGATACATCTAACTGTGCAAGAGCAGCAGCCTCTGACATCACAAGAGCCTGTGAGTTAGACAGGTTTTGTAAATTCATGGTGTTAGCGATACGGCTATTCTCTAGCTGTACCTGTTGATCTGCTGTAAAGTTTTGATTAGCTATGTCAGATATACGTGCAGCATTTTGCACTCTTACCTGAAAGGCTTGGTCAAACTCTTGTCCTAGAAACTTAGCACGTTGTTCTGCAGCAAGCATAGCAGCTTGTTGTCTGTTAGATAAATTCTGTGCGTCAAAACTAGCGATAGTACGTGCATCTGCCTGTGCTATTGGCAATGCACTTTCCATAGCTGCCTGTACAATAGCCTGACCAGCAAGAGATGAAGAGCCTAGACCACGTGCAGCCATCTGTGCATTAGCTGTACGTATAGCACCAGCAGCCCATGCAGGTGGGTTAGTACCCTGAAACTGTGTCATCAAGCTGGCTAACTGGTCTTGTACCATAGCTTGTTGACTAGGATTACCCTGTGCAGCAGCAGCCTGTGTTTGTGCTGTAGCAGCAGCAGCAGTGGTAGCATTAACACCTGTGCCTGTTACGAGTTCACCTGACTGTATCTGCCTCTGTACAGGATTATTAATAAGCTGTGCTTGTCCCTGTGCGGCCTGTAGATTGCCCACAGAGGATGCTGTTTGCTGTGCTGCAGTAACTTGCGCACGAGGGTCTTGTGGATTAGCCTGTGCCGCTTGTGTGGCTTGTACAGCGGAAGCTACTGCAGGTGCAGCCTGTGCAGCTTGCATTGTATTCACTTGTGATGGAGTAATTTGTTGTGCTTGTGATGCTGTGGCAGTGGCTGTAGGCACAGCAACCTGTCCAGTTATTGTGCCTGTGCCAGCAGCAATATCTTGTGACGGGTCTGTTTTTGTTTCAGCAGCAATTGTTGTACCACCAATAGGCACACCCGGAGTGTACATTTGCTCTACAGAGAACTGACCGATTTGAGGCTGTCCTGCAGGTGCTTGTGATGGTGCAGTTACTACTGGTGTAGCTGCTTGTGTACCTGCAGGGTTAGTTACAGTACCACCTACTGCAAACTTTTGTGGTTCAATAAAACCACCCTCATTTTGGTTTAATTGCGATTGTGCAAAATTGCCTATAATGCCTGAGTTATTAGTATTAGATGGCACATTTCCTACTGTACCCGTTAAACTACCCAATGCTCGTCCCACTGACGGATTTAAAGCAGGGGCTTGTGGAACTCCCTGTATGACGTTTTGAAAGTTAGCTGCAGCAGCACCATACCCTTGATTAAGTGGAACGTATGCCTGTGGAATCATCTGCATTGTATTAGGGTCTTGTACATATTGACCTGCAGGAGTAAACCTTGTCCCACTTAAATAAGGTGCTTGGTAAATAGGTTGAGAAATACCTGCGTTCTGAAGGTTAGCAGCTTGCTGTATTGATGCTTGTTGTTGTTGCATGGCTGCAGCTTGTTGAGCAGCAGCTTGTGCATCAGCAGCAGCTTGTGCATCTGCAGCGGCCTGTGCGTCTGCTGCAGCTTGAGCATCAGCGGCTGCTTCTTCAGCAGCAGATGGGTCAGGCCGACCTTGTAAGGCTGCAAGTTTTTTATTATATTCTATTAAAAACTCTTCTCTATTAACTGCTTCTGGTATAGGCCCGGGCATGTCTTGAGTTGCTGAAGCAAAGCTACTAGAACCAAGCTGCCTATTTTCCATAGTGTCTTGTTCAGAGCCTATGTAAACTTTTTTAAATTTTTGGTCTTCGCCTCGTCCTGTCCCAACAGGTACACGATAAAAACTTTTGCCCCGTTGAAATGGAGTTACATCACCACCATTAGGAAACTTTTTAACCATACCACCCTGTGCCATCATCTTAGCAGCATTAGTATACATATCCATCTGCTTCTGACGTTCACGATCTTGTTCAATAAAGTTTTGGAATTGTCCCATATCACCCTGATAGCCCATAGTCTTAGCTATCTTATTCATGGCTTCTGGTTTAAATGCTTTAAACTGCATCATTTATTTA